ATGACAAAAAACTTTGTTTTTCGTGAATTTGAATGCGGATTAAGCATCGAAGAAGCAGCAAAACTTTGTTTTAAAACTGTGAGCGAGGTCAAACGTTGGGACAAGGGAGAGAAGATCCCCCCAATCTGTAAAAGGCTGATGCGCTGGCACAGCAGGAAAGAACTCTATCACGGTGATGAGTGGTGGGGCTTTCGTATGGAAGGTGGGAGGTTAATACTACCAACAGGTGACAGGGTAGCGCCTCAGCAAATACTGTACGCAATAGCAGTCATGCAAATAGAATCACCAGAAGATGATCTAGCTCGTTCAAAACTTCTAAAATACGCCAGAGCAATGGTAAGAATTAAGGGGCTATAAGCCCCTTTTCAAGGCCTTGTTAAGGTGTGAGCAACGCATAGTGAAAATGCCACGCGTTGAGGGTCTGCTTTAATTGTTTGTTAGGGCTTTTTTACCGACTTTGGTTTCACAGTTGGTCTTTTAGGCTTTTGTTCTACTTTGGCATCATATTGATGTTGCGCAATATTGTTCAGAAACTGTGCGAGGGTGACAGTTTTTCTTGCCCCCGTAGAATGCAATGTAACACGTTGATTATCAGCACTATTGTTCGTTTGAGCTTTAAGCTTCTCAACTTGGGCTTTCAAGTCCTTAACAAGATTAGTTTGAGACTCATGTTTACCATTAGATGAATCTAACTCTGCAAACAGCCTGTCGATTTCTGCTATATTTTTGTCATTCTCTTTCTTAAAAGCTTCATTCTCCTTTTTCACAGCATCTAGATCTCTCGCTGTCGACTCGAATTCATTCACGAGCTCTTTTACAAAAGACCCCATTTCGTCAGCACTACCTGCCAATCTATTAAATATGCGTAAAAAATAAGATATTTGCGGATTATCCGAAAAGTTTGGGTATCTGATCTTATGGTCAATCTCACTCCAACCCTCTTCAAAGATAGTCCTTACCTGAACTTCTGTATAGACAATTTGGTTAAGCGGCTGAGATTCAAATACATAGTGTAATGACCTATAACCCGCTGGATGTTGCTTAACATCAAACTGTGCAAATTCATCCTTAGTCTCATCACCGTCTCTAACGTAGTATGTTGGTTTTTCTTTAGTATTCCATATACCACATAGGTAACTATCAATTTCTAAGCAATCGTCTTTAAACAAATGAAGTGCCCTGATACCGACTAAATCTGTAATTATTTCATGATAATTATCCTTGTTAATGCCAATGTAGTCGCTATTAAATGAGTCCGCACCGTTAATTGTTTTCCGGACAATTTTCTCCATTAAATGCTCAGGATCTTTTACTCTCCACCTAACAGAGTGAACTTTTGAGCAGCGCTGAATTATTTTAGCAAAAAGCTCCGCCGTTTCCTTCCGTTGTTCTACCTTTGACTGATGGTCTATTCCAATATCTTTTAACGTTTGCCACTCAATATCACTTGAGTTCCACTCATCCGCACTTATATTGTTTTTTTCTAGAAAAAACTCTAATTCTAAATTCTGTATTTTCATTTAATTTTCCAATAAACCTAACGCCCAATTAAGGTGTGAAGCACGCGACCACGATACTTAATTTCACCACCGTAAACACTAAACTCAACTCAAACCAAAAATGCCAAGCGTGCTGAATCACTCTTAAATTGTTTGTTAGAGGATATTTTCCCACTCAGAAGAATGGGCAAACTCACGGACTTTTTCATAATTTAATTCTTGGGTACGATGAGTACGATATACAACTAGCCTATTAAAGTGATTCATGAACTCCTGTGCAGTCTCTGCTGCCCAGTTCGCGCATCCTGCACTTAATAGCTTACCTGTCCAGAGCGGTGCCCAATCTGCAACTAATGGATTCAATGGGTATCGACCTTTTAACTGTTTTGATAATGAGTGTGGTTTGCATGAACCTTTATAATCAGCATGTTCAGGAGGCTCAAACGTAGGCTCATAGTGAACCAAAGCATTACGCAATTTAATTAAAATCAAAGCACTTTGATAAGGCTCAGCAGACTCGTCAAATAAATCAGACTTAGATAACATCAATGCAATTTGATACTTTCTTAGTATTGGGTAAGATGCTGTTCTAGGGATACCTTGCCCCCAAAGGTCGCTAATTAATTTTGCATCAGAACTAGCATCAGGCTTCAAATGTTCAAACATTGCAAACCACTCATTGATATATGCTTCTAACGCACAAGCTGAAGAAATAATCGAGCTAGTAACAAATGAGCTATATGTCACGCGCTCAAAATATTTATTATCTGAACCCTTTTCTTCGATTTTTTTTGCCATCTCTGCAAAAAAGAATGCAGCTTCAATATGGCCTTGAGATAAAATATCTGCAATAGCTCGTTTCATTATTTTCCTTATCCTCTAACAGTGATTAGCAGGCTGTAAGCTGTCTAATCACTTGATGTAATGATACTAATGCAATTAATAACTAAAATAATTGCATAAGCACCTTGTTTCCGTCGCGTTTTATACAGAAGAGTATTGTGTGCCGCAAGTCTGTCGTTTAGTGTTTGCGATGAACGATAGATTCAAGATGAAAGACACCTTTGCTTGCAATGAATGGCCGCCGACTTAGGCGGCTTTTTCTTGCCTGCAAAAAAGGAAAGTCGCTCGATGGTGGAAAAGACACGCTGAAGCCTTGGAGTGTGGTGGAATCTACCCCCGTGATACAGCGCGGGGGTCGGCGCTTTGCGCTGCTCCGCGTCGTAGTCCACGCCTTGTGCGCGCGCTAAGCGCACGACACCAAAAAGACAAAACCCAAAGAATGAGGCTTGCTCGACTCTCGCCGCGCCTAGTTGTGGCCAGTTCCGCGAGAAAATGCTGCTACCCACTGCGTTTGCTGAAACTTCTTTTATGGCTTGGCAGGGCGAAGGGTGTTTTTTTCTGGTGCAAGAGTATTGATGATCACTTGACTGACTGGCGCGCTTTAGCAATCAAGCGAACCGCCGCGAACGCTTAGAGTGTTTCGGATATGCAGTAGCATACGTTCAGAGTGTGTTGAGGCTAACGTTATGGCCTAGTCCCTGCGGGGCATCGAGCGAAGCTCGAAAGTCGCGCACTGAGGCGCGAGATAGTCGGGGAAAAAATTAGCTTCACAGCGACCGCTGTCTAGATGGACATTGCAGAAATTCCGTCTCCTCGCATCAGCAAAGCTGATGACTGCGGCGGACGGCTTCAATCTGATTAAACCATTTTTTAAACATTAAAAAGGCCGCATAAGCGGCCTAGTTATCTACAGATTCTGTGGATATCTTTTTCTGCAAATTTGATTTTAGTGCTCGAACACCAAGGGCAAGAAAAGACGATAACAAGTCATAAACAAAGAGCGCGGCAAGTACAGCCGTGAAGTTGTAGAAATAAGATGCTTCGATAAGCGTAGCCAGTTGATTGGCCGTGATAACGATTTGTTCCATGAGTTCACCTCTAAAATAGCGCGCCTAACTTGACTTGCTGCGGCTGTCCTTGCAGTTCAGCCACTGGCTCGCGAAGCATCGGCTTGCAGGTAACGTTAATAGTGATGTTTTCCTTGGTGAGCTTGAGTAAGCAGTCATCGTAATGCACATAAGCAATGTCGTTAGCCCTCAAAAATGAGTCATCAAGGTAATAAGTGCCTTCCGGTGTTTTGGCCTCAAGAGTGACAAAGAACTGAAAGCCTTTATCCGATTGACGCGTGGTGTGTCCGGTGTAATAGAGATTCTGCAAGTCATAAAGGCCGAGCATCTGCTTTATGGTGTCAATCCGATGAGATGGAGCAGGGGAAAGAGCGCTAGCTTGACCGCCGTTCCCACCAGAAGGTAAAGCAGGAGCATTTTGCCCACTCGTTTGATGGCCGACAGTGGACGGGTCAGAAGTGGGGGAAGTGTTAGACGTTTGCGCGGCCGTGTTCGCCACCGACGAAGAAGAACCAAAAACCAAACCGGATAGACCATAAAGAAAGTACCCCATGCCAAGTATGCCAATAAGAAGAACGACCATGATTTTAGGATTACTCAAAATCATGTTTACCCCTTTGCCGTTCTGCGCGTTCCCCGTCGATGTGGACTTGTAAAGCAAGAACGCATCAAGCGGAATTTTCTTCGTCGTGACGTTTGGGTCTTTACCCTTGGGAATAACGGGCGTGCTCGTATTCTTGGCGTGTTTATAGATGTAAGGTTTACGCACCGCCCAAAAGTAAGCGTCACGGCCTTTGTGGAAATAACACTCTTCCGCACAAGCGCGAATAGCCGAATCAATTTGCCCCCAATCAGGCGAGAGCAAGTGAATATCCCAGTTGTATTTACGATGACGCATAAAGCCCTCATTGAACGAGAGCGGGTAAATGATGCGACCCTCAGAATCGTATTCGGCCACGCCTCTATCATCTGACTCACAAGCTTGAAGCTGTGACATATCGGCCGGAACGTAACGGGAATTAAAGAAACTCTCATAGTCTGGCGGGAGCTTAGGAAGGAACTCAGCCAAAGGACGATAAAAGACTTTCTCAAATCGAAAGCCAATGTTCTTAGAAAAAATATCTTGGCACTCATCAATCACAATGAGCGCACCAATCGGACACCAGCAAAAGAAGTGTTGCCAAAGCTCTATCCCGTTCTTGTCTCGGCTGAAAATACGGATAAGGCGAGCCGTGCTAGGGAACTGCATATCAAAGCGGCGCTCGATTTCATCGAGAGGTTGCATACCTTCCAAATTGGTCACCACCACACGGCCAGCCTTGAGCGCTTCATAAATGACAAAGTAGGCCACATAAGCAGATTTATAGGAGCCGTTCGCGCCCGTTCTAATGAATATCGCCATGATTAAAACCTTGTGATTTTCCAAACGAAAGCCGTAGCCATACAGTTGAAGTAAATACCGATGGCTTGAGGGATTTTGAATAAGAAGGCGTAATAACGCAGTTCATCGGGCAAGGCATTAAAGAAGCTCGCGAGCATATCGTTAAAGCCAATATCATTAAGCAGGTATTCCGCGGTTTTGTAGGCCAGCTCTAAAGAGAGAATGAGCCAAGTAAGCTTTAATTTGACATACCAAGCATTGCACCAAATGACAAACTGCTCGAAGTAATCGGGGATGGACTTGAAGAACTCCACGACCGTATCACCGGCATTTCCAATCGCACCTAATAAATCGAGTAAAAATTGCATTATTTATCCCCTCCACCCATGACAATGCGAAGCCCAGCCAAGGCCGCAAGAAACAGAATGACCGACGAGATTAAACCAGCGTTCGCCACCAAAGCAGGGAATACACTCGATTTGATAGAAGTCTCTTGGCCGTTGGCGAACCGGAAGGAGAGAGAGTGCTCTTTGTATTCACCCGTGTTGAGTTTGGAGACATCAAAGGAAAAGAGCTTTTGAAAGTCCTTTATCTTCTCGGAATATTCTTTCTGTAACTCGGTGATTTCCGTGTTTAAGGCCGCGAGAGAATCAGAGCCATAGAGAGGCGTCTCACCGAAGTTAACGCCAGAGCTAATACCTGGTTTAGTTAACCCGTTACCACCAAGCAGGCCGTTTAAGTTATCAATGCCCGATTTGATGGAATCGATACCGGACTGAACGCCGGATAAATCACCGTTACCAGAGCCGCCACCGTTGGCGTTAATAGCAGAGACAATCTTGTTCGTGTTGTCTTCCATTGTAAAAAACAAGCCCTCACTTAAACCTGCGAGGTTTTCGTTAACCAGTTGAAGCTTTTCATTTACGGCATTAATTCCGAACTCAACAGGACGAACCGCTTCACGAACATCACGAACAGCGCTGACGATATTATTAGAGTTGGCGCTAATAACGCTACGAGTCGTAGACATGGAACCCATAAAGGAATTGAGTTGTGAATCAGGAAGGCCAGAGCCGGAACCGCCACCTGAACCCGAATCAGTTAATTTATTGAGTATGTTGCCAAGGGTATTGGCAGACATTTGAGAAAATGCGGCAGTTTGTGAAGTGTTCTTTTCGATATAGTCCGATAAGTTGCGGATAGAATAAAGCTGTCCTGACATGGTTGACATTAAACTTGAATAACCTTTATTTATATCAAGGAGCTGAGAATTTTTAATTAGAAGCTCATCAAGCGTCATAACGCCCATGCCCTCAATATGCGCAATATCTTTAAAAGCCTGAGCTTGTTGGATACCACTAGTGGTATCTCTAGGCATACCACGAATAACATTCATGACTTTTGCAGGCATAGAAGAAGGAGCATTCGGATCCCAAGGCTTGTCTGGGTCAGCGCTTGGGTCACGGATAACGGTATTACCACCAAAGCGCAAGCCATCGCTTGGATCAATTTGGCCGTTAGCCAACAAACAATGTTTGCCATTAGAAACAAATTCACCATGACAAGAACCATTATTCACAAAGCAGACAGCGACTGTGGCCAAGTTATAACGACAAGTGCGAACGCAGGTATAAGGCTTATCGCCAAGGATTTCACCAGACCAGCTCACCGAACCGGAAGAGATACCGATTTGGCATTCAATCTCAGCGCTGGCCTTGGACGGAAGAAGTAACAGAAAAAGGGTAAGGAACAGTAATAGTGCAAGATTGGTTAGTGTAAGAGTGCGCAGCATAGACCCCCCAAAGGAAAACGCCCCCGTTAGGAGGCGTTCACACCCGTATAAACTCCGTATATAAACGCTCCAGCCATGCCAAGGCCAAAGAGCACAGACAGGGTGGAGGTCAAGAGTTCAGCCATAGGGTAATTACTTCATTGCGCCAACAATCATGCGCAGACCAAAGCCTAGCGCGGCCATAGCAATCAGACCAACGACAACGAGAGTGTAGTTACCTTGACCAGACGACACACCCGCTTTGATTGCGTCCGAAATAGGATCTTCTGCAAAAGCGAAAGACGCAGGAAGTACGGTCGCTGCTACAACACCAAATTTTTTAGCCATGTTACGAAATTTCATAGGATTATCTCCAACTGATTTAAGGGTTTAGGGCTATGCGCGCCCCATTGTTTTTAAGATACGACCCAAGACATGACCAGACAGAAACGACAACAGGAGATAGCCGCTTACGTGGTAGTAAATGTCAGGGTCAATGGTTACCGAGCCAAGCGAGGTATTGCGTATTTCGTCCAGCTCGGAAGGAGTGAGAACCACGTAAGTGCAGTCAAAGCCTTGAGGCGCAAGCATCAAATAACCGTTGTATGCAATTACGCAATTACTCATGTTCTTGACCTACTTCTTCAATGTTTCAGTAAAGTATTTTTTCACGTCTTCATCCTTGGGGATGAGCTCAACCGCAACGACTTCCAATGGGTCGTCAGGGTTACTACCAAAGCGAATGTCATATTCACGGTTAGGAACAAAAGCGCGTGTTTCAATCAAACGCTTGGCGTAAGTAGGTTCGATACGCAGCGGCTGCTTGTTGAAAGGAATATCCGTGTTTAGCCCTAAACCGTATTGAGCAAACTTCTCAACGTTGACGGTTTCAACAGGGCGCAGAACGTTCAGCTCTGCAATGGTGGTTCCCGACTTGGGAAATGTTTTGATGACGATGCCAGTGATGTTAGCCATTACCTTAACTCCATAGTGTGTTTTTCAGTTGTGTGTATGAATCAGGAACGCCGAGCAATTCAAAGTCAGGGCGTCTATGTTTGTGAGGGATAAGCATCCCGAATGCTTCGCCTAAGTCGCCTTGCGTCATGGCGATAACTTCCGCTAACGCCACACCACATTGACGGCGAACCCATGCGATACGAGCCATAAATTCAAGACCTTGAGCCTTTTTGTTGCGAGAGAACTTAACCGGAGGCGTACACTCGATAGAGGCCGCGAAAGGGCAGATACCCGCAAAAGAGGCGGCAGGGTTGGCTAAAAGCTCTATATCGCACTTTTTCAGCTCAACCTCGTTTCGATACCAAATCAGGTCAGGGTCAGTAATTTTTTGCTCAAGCTTTTTGTTGTAGATACGCCAGTAAATCGCCGAGGAACGAGAGCCGACAATCGTAGCTTCTTCCATCAAAGCGCCGTTTTCTGTAATGCGTTTATGAGGAACCATTGAGGGACCTTGACCCCTTGGAGCAGTGCGAAATGCTCCCTCATAAAAACATTTCTCTGCATACTTGGCGTCGAAGTTTCCGGTGTAATCGTCCACGGCCAAGTCGAGACGAACTAAGCGAGTAATGCCAAGAACCTGAGCAAGCCACCAATGAAGCTTCTTAGAGTCGATACGGTCGAAAAGTTTGGTGCAACCCGTGCCGTTGATTTGGACAAAAACGGTATCGTTGTTTCCGCCAATTCCGACAAGGCCGCACTCAACTTGTCCGGTCATATCGAGAATGACCATAGAATCGTTGTAACCATGAAGGCCACGACCACGCATAGGCGATAAGCGAAAGCCCATGATTTTGGACATGAACAAATCGAAGCGATGAAAGAGCATCTTTGACACTTTGTTTTTGTGCGCTTCCATATGGCGCTCGATTTGTTCCAAGGTACAGCACACCGCGCCTTGTTCCTTGGTTTTAGTTTTTGGCTCGTGGTACACGGGCATTTGTAAATTGATAAAGTCTTGGTCGTTGCTTTTATCCAAGTGACGCAAGTCCGCATAGGCGAAAGTAAAAGCCAAGTGGTCAACTTTGACAGGGCGAACCGTGTCATGGTGAGGGTGCTTACATGGCATGAAAGACCCCCTTTAACAGCAATTCGTTGTAGTTTTCGTTAGTGATTTCAACTAGTTGATATGGGTCAGAGCCATAGTGAACGGCAAGGTATTGCTCAAACTCAGGCCAGTTTTTAAAGAAACGATGCCCCCAAACGAAATACACGTTAATTCCGATGTTGGGTTCGTTGTCGTAGTAGATGAAATCACCCATGATGACCGCCTAAGCCAATTTTCCGTTGACGGCATTGATTAGGCGGCGAGTCATTTCGCAGTCAGCCAAAGCGCGATGAGCCGTTAAATCAGAAGTATCAACGTCTTGCTGATAGCAAGCGTTGGTTAAACGCTGAAAACGGGGAGTAACATCATTGCCGCACAAAGAGCCGTAGAAATTAGCGTACCAACGCATAACACAAACGCCACCGCCGAAAAAGTGAACAAGGTTAGCAACTGGATAGCCAAATGGGCGTAGAGACTGCGCAAACATGCGATAGTCAAAATCAAGGTTGTAAACGTAGATAACTGAGTCAGATAAATAACCTTTGATATCGTTCCAGACCTTATCAAAAGTAGGCATATCAATAACCATATCGTTAGTAATGCCGTGGATTGCAGTAACCTCAGGAGAGATTGAGCATAAGGGGTTAACAAGACTGCTATAGAGCTTGATGCCTGTTTGGGCATCGATGATTGACACCTCGACAATACGAGCGTCAGAGTCAAGACCTGTAGTCTCAGTGTCCAAAATGATTGCGTTGTCTAGATTGAGTGCTTGCATGATAACCGCCTTAACTGGTTGGGCGACCACCAAGGGGAAGAGTTAAGGTCTAGCGCCCAAGGTGGTCAATACGATAAATCTCGTATCAGTTAATACGACAAATCTCGTAGTGTAAATACGATGATTTCAGTACTAATCAGCTAGAATGGAAGAAATGAGGGAAACAAGGAAACCGCAGATGTACACAAATAATCTGATAGATGCGTACAAAAGCCACATGAATTTTGTCCAATATAAGCAAGTGGCTCACCAATTAGGTTTAAGTCCTCAAATGTTGGCAGACATTAGAAACGGACGAGCACATTTAAAAGAAAATCTGGCACTTATCATTGCTGACGAGATTGGCGAAGATAAAGAAAAGGTACTAATTGGACTTGCAGCCGACAGAGCAAAATCACCAGAAGAGCAAGCCATTTGGCAACAGATAGCAAAAAAGTATAAAGGGCTAGGTTTACAAGGATTATCAATGGCTTATGTGGGGATTGCACTTTACCACGCCCCTATTTCTCAGTGCGTATTAGGTATATTATGTTAA